GAGCGGGAGGAAGGGGAGGATCACGGCGCCGAGGGCGAGTCCATCCGTGAGATCACGGAGGACGAGTACGATGAGGGCGCCTTCAACTTCGATCGGGTCGGTCTGATGTATTTCACGGAGGACCGCATCCTCTGCGACGGCGACATGGTCACGATCGACAACGTGGGCGAGTGGCTCGGAAATGTCGACCTCGAGACGCAGTCGGACGAGATCGTCGTCAAGTGGATCCGCAACTTCGATCTCTCCTACGATATTCGCCTCGAGATCATTGAGGACTCGTACTCCGGATCCAACTGATGGAACAGGAGTACTTCGACTTCCTGCTCTCGTTCCTCGACGAGAGCGAGGATGAGCTGCCGAGCATATTCGACAGCCATCACCTCCTGTGGAAGCTCCACCATATTGAGTTCCGCTACTCCGCCATGATGGACCGTAATCGGGACATGGATGGTCGTGAGTGGCGGGAACGCCATGGCGGGAAGCTCTCACCGGCATTTCGCAAGAGCCCTGCCAGCGTGCTCGAGGTCCTGCTCGGGCTCGCTGATCGCATGGCCTTCGAACTCGACGACGAAGAGGGGCTAGATCCTTATTTCTGGGAGATGATCGAGAACCTCGGAATCAACTACACGGACTACCAGTTCGACAACAGCGGCAACGCCCTGGATCGGAAGGTCGACAAGACCGTCCAGAGGTGGATGAGCCGTCAGTACGATTCCCACGGACGTGGAGGTATATTCCCCCTCGAGTCCGTCCCGGAGTTCTACGAGTCGTATGAGTTCCAGAACCAGAACCGTCTTGAGCTCTGGTACCAGATGCAACTCTATCTGGCGGAGAACTACGACATATAAGGAGTCTAATGGATTTCTACGAGATTAAGGAGCGAGCCCTCAAATCGGGAACCACCGAGGTACGGCCGGCCTGGCGTGTTCTCCGATTCAAGGACCTCATGATTCGTGGGAAGTCCTTCTACGCCGTATACAACCCCGAGACGCATTTCTGGAGTACTGAAGAGTACGACTTGATGCGGATCGTGGACGCCGACGTTGCTCGCCACTTCAAGGAGACGTCCGAACGAGTGGAGGGCTCCGTCTGGGCGCGGTATCTGGGGGACTACGACTCCAAGACATATTCGGACTACAAGGCGTGGATGTCAAAGCTCCCGGACGTCTACCGCCCTCTTGACAGCGGGATACTATTCGCCGATCAGACGCCCAGAAGGGAGGACTACGCTACCAGGACTCTTACATATTCTCTGAGCGACGATCCGTGTTCCGCCTACGAGGAGCTCATGAGCACCCTCTACGATCCGGACGAGAGGGAGAAGCTCGAGTGGGGCATCGGAGCCGTATTCGCGGGAGACTCCAAGTGGATCCAGAAGTTCTTCGTGCTATACGGCTCGGCCGGCTCCGGCAAGTCGACCGTCCTCAACCTCATCTCGAGGTTGTTGGACGATCATATCGGTCAGTTCGACGCGGCAGCTCTTGGGCGTCCGAGCGATCAGTTCGCCCTCGAGCCGTTCAAATCGAATCCTCGGGTAGCTATTCAGCATGACGGCAATCTCTCTAAGATTGCGGACAATAGCCGCCTCAACAGCCTCATATCGCATGAGCCAATGGTTATGAACGAGAAGGGTAAGTCCCTCTACGAGTTCAAGTCCGAGGCCATGCTGTTCGTAGGCACAAACCTGCCAGTCCGCATCACCGACTCGAAGAGCGGACTGACGAGGCGTCTCATCGACGTGGAGCCCTCGGGTCGAAAGCTCGATATTCATCGGTATAACGACATAATGTCACGTATCGAGGATGAGCGGGGCTCCATCGTTAAGCACTGCATTGAGGTCTACAGGACCAAGGGCTCGTCATATTATGACGATTACAAGCCGATCGGTATGATGAGCAAGACCAACCCCGTCTTCAACTTCCTCGATTTCTATCAGGACGAGTTGGATGACGAGGACGGGGTCACGCTCAAGCGCATCTACGAGATGTACAAGGAGTATTCCCAGACATACTCGGACGGGAGCATGTACCCCATGTACAAGTTCAAGGACGAGATCCGAGATTACTTCGAGGAGTTCCATGATCGCCTCATGGTCGATGGGAACCGCAGGCGCAAGGTATATAAAGGCCTACTGAAATCCAAATTTTCCCAGGGGGAGAAAACGGAGAGCCCGATTCCGGACTGGACCGACATGAGCGAGCGGGAGTCGTATCTCGACGAGCTCTACAAGGACCAACCGGCTCAGTACGCCAACGAGAACGGTCTTCCGGCATATCGCTGGGACGACGTCACCACCACTCTCAAGGATCTGGACACCAGGAAGGAGCATTATGTCCTTGTACCCGAGAGAGACATCGTTATCGACATCGACCTCGACAAAGACCGCACTCGATGCCTTGAAGAGGCTCGGAAGTGGATTCCCTCCTATGCTGAACTCAGCCGATCGGGGGGTGGAGTCCACATCCACTATCGATACCCGGGGGATCCGTCCGAGTTATCCAGGATGGTTGCCCCGGGAGTCGAGTGCAAGGTCTACTCGGGGAAGTCGGCGCTACGTCGACTTCTCACCGAGTGCACCGACCACCAGGGCCTTACCGAGGTTGAGGTCGGATATCTGCCCGTCAAGGAACAGCCAGTGATCAAGCAGGAGGTAATGCAGAGCGAGAAGTCGATCCGCAAGCTCATATCCCGCAACCTCCGAAAGGAGATCCACCCTGGGACGAAGCCCAGCATCGACTTCATCAAGAAGATCCTGGACGACGCCTACGAGTCGGGCATGCCGTACGACGTGAGCGATATTCGTCAGAAGGTTCTCACATTCGCCATGAAGTCGACTCATCAGGCCGACTATTGCATCAAGCTAGTTCAGGAGATGCACTTCTCCTCCGAGCACGATCATGAGGAGGACTTCGAAGAGCCGACGGACGACGATATCCCGATCATTTTCGACGTCGAGGTGTTTCCCAACCTGTTCCTCGTGAACTGGAAGGTTCGGGGCTCGGACGAGATCCAGAGGATGATCAACCCGACGCCGAACGAGATTTCCGACCTTGCGGAGAAGCGACTCGTCGGATTCAACAACCGTCGGTACGACAACCACATCCTCTACGGTCGGATGCTGGGGTACTCGAACGAGCAGCTCTACCACCTCTCCCGTAAGATCATATCCAACCTCATCAAGGAGGGCTTCAAGGAGGCCTACAACCTGTCGTACACCGATATCTACGACTTCGCCGCCAAGAAGCAGTCCTTGAAGAGATGGGAGATCGAGCTCGGAATCCACCACAAAGAACTCGGCCTTCCCTGGGATGAGCCGGTGCCGGAGGACCGGTGGGAGGAGGTCGCCGCATATTGCGACAACGACGTGATCGCGACCGAGAATGTCTGGGATCACCTGGAGGCCGACTGGGAGGCCCGTCAGATCCTCGCATCGATCGCGGGTCTCCCAGTCAACTCGAGCACCAACAACCTGACCACCAGGATCATATTCCAGGGCCAGAGGAACACTCAGCAGTACCTGAAGTACACAGACCTGTCCGAGATGTTCCCGGGCTACAAGTACGAGTACGGTAAGTCGACATATCGCGGTGAGGAGGTCGGCGAGGGCGGCTACGTCTACGCCGAGCCCGGTTACCACGAGAACGTCGCCCTGCTGGATATCGCGTCGATGCATCCCACGTCGATCGAGAACCTCCAGCTCTTCGGCCCCTACACCAAGCGGTACAGCGAGCTCAAGAGGGCTCGTATCCTCATCAAGCACAAGGAGCTTGATGAAGCCAGCAAGATCCTGAACGGCGCGCTGGCTCCATATCTCGATGATGAGTCGAATCTCGATGCGCTGGCCTATGCGCTTAAGATCGCTCTGAATTCGACGTACGGACTCACCGCCGCAAAGTTCGACAACCCACTCCGAGACCCCAGGAACGTGGACAACATCGTCGCCAAGCGCGGCGCGTTGTTCATGGTGGACCTGAAGCGTTTCGTGCAGGAGAAAGGATACACTGTTGCCCACATCAAGACGGACTCGATCAAGATCCCGAACGCCGACGATCGCATCATTTCGGAGGTCTTCGAGTTCGGCCGCCGCTATGGCTACGTATTCGAGCACGAGGCCACTTACGATCGGATGCTGCTCGCCAATGATGCTGTATACATCGCCCACGACAAGGACGGATGGCACGCAACCGGGAAGCAGTTCCAGGAGCCGCTCGTGTTCAAGACCGTATTCTCCGGAGATTCTCTTGATCTCGAGGATGTCGCCCAGACACGATCGGTTACTACTCGCATGTTCCTCGAGTTCGGGGAGGATGACCGGAAGTTCGTCGGCCGTGTCGGGAGCTTCCTTCCTGTTGTCCCAGGTACTCCCGGAGCGGGTCGGCTGGTACGAGAGAATCACAGAACTGACAAGGAAGGCAATGAGCTCATTTCCTACGGCGATGTCAGCGGTTGCAAGGGTTATCGCTGGCTGGACTACGAGGACGTCCAGGGAGACTGGCGTGACGTGTACGACGATCGATACGGCAGGCAGCTCGTTGATGCTGCCATGGACCAGATCAGGAAGTGGACGGACGTCGACGCCTTCCTGACCGTATGAATCGCGAGACGGGCAGGGCATATAATGAGACCCCATCAGAAAGGAACTGACCATGTCCTGCCCCTCCGTCGCCCAGCAGTACGTCCTCACTCACCTCGCCGAGATGGGTGTTGGCCTCGCCGTTGCCACGTTCGCCTACTACGCGACACGCGACTTCTGCGTCCAGCACCGTCCCGACGCCACGAACGAGGACATGCTCGCCATGGCCAAGAACATCAGTGACACATTCACCACCAACTGAATACCTCACCCCTAGAACCCAACCCCGGGTCTAGGTTTCTCGAAAGGAACGAACAATGACCGAGTCAGTCTACGACGGCGCCCAGACCGCTACTGATATCCTCTGCGGCTACCGCAGCTACCTGAGGGCCGAGATAGTCAATCTCACGAACGAGGAGATCGAGGACCTGATCAAGAAACTCGAGAAGTGCACTGACAGCAGCCATGGTCCCAGGAGGCACGATGAGGTCAAGGAACTCATCGATATCTGCCGCACTGAGCTCGACGAGCGCGATCTCGTACACTGCCTTGTGGAGGCGGGTCTCATCGTCGGGATCACCAATGTCGACGTCATTTCCGAGAACGACGTCCCGAAGGAAGACTGAGATGATCTGCGAGAAGGACGTCGAAGACGGTAAGGCCTTCTGGGCGGCCGCCGTTGCCTCCAGGGTTATCCTGCCGGATGAGGAGGAGGCTGAGCGGAAGGCCTGTAAGGTCTCCGGGTGGTATCTTCTCGACACGGATGATGAGTACTGGCTTTACTTCGTCGAGGACATTCATCACGTCAATTACGCCATGGGTGCTCGGATGGTCGCATATCCCATGAAGGAGCCCTATGCGATCTACGATAAGGAGAAGTACGAGTACAGGTACAAGCTCGGAAGTGACACTATCGTCATCGAGGAGAAGAAGACTCTCTTGCAGAAATTTCTCACGGTCACTTATCGAGGGAGGGCCGGTATCGAGGAGGTGCTCGACGGCCTGGAAGAGATCCTTGAGAGCTTCGATGAGAAGAAGCTGACGACTCTCCAGTACGAGCTCGACATGTTCCGTGAGGACTTCGACGACTTCCTCACTCCCGAGCATGTCGAGTGGTTCAACCAGCTGTACGATATCGTCGCATCCGAGCTCGACGCCCGATGGCTGCTGAAGAAGCTCGAGGAGTACAATATCGTCAAGATCGAGAGGAGCAACTGATGCTGCGACCCAAGCCCATCCCGGAAGAGCAGAGTCGAGCCATTCTCGATCAGTTCTACGAGATCGATGACATGGCCAACCAGATATCCCAGCACCTGGACTATCTCGAGTTCCTCCTCGAGAAGGCCGGGGTATTGAGAGACAAGGCCAAGCACCACTACACGAAGCATGAGTGGCAGCACATGCGATAGGCGGTACAGACTCTACTCGCCGCCTCATATCGTCGACCAGGTACTCACTAAAGTCTACTATCCAATAGAGAGGAACGAACCGTGCCATCGAACACCTACACTATCAAGAACGCCAAGCTCCTCTTCCGCAATTTCGCGGGAGTCCAGGACCGCTTCGGCAACTCCGCCCGCACCTTCTGCGTCATCATCCCGGACGACGCCGTCGAGGACTTCCAGCGGGAAGGATTCAACATCAAGACCCTGAAGCCCCGTGATGAGACGGAGGAGCCCCTGCCCTTCATCAAGGTCAAGGTCAACTTCGGAGGCCGTCCACCCAAGCTCGTGTCCATCCTGGGCAAGACCCGTAGCCTGCTGAACGAGCAGACGGTCGGCGCCCTCGATTTCGCCGACCTCGAGCGAGCCGATATCGCCATCCGCCCCCACCACGGTCGTACTCGTGCCGGTGTTGAGTTCTGCTCGGCATATCTGGACAAGGGCTTCTTCACCATCGTGGAGGACGAGCTCGAGGCCATGTACGCCGAGGAAGAGGACGACGAGGAGGTGCCGTTCTGATGGGCCCATCAGACTTGCAGGTCAGGCTGATCAAGCCCAGGCCTCGCATATTCGAGGCGGTATTCGTCACGGAGGACAACCTCGAGGCTGTCAAGCAGTGGGTCACCAAGGACTGCTTCGTGGAGTCCTATCTCGAGTTCCGAAACGGTTGCTGGGTCGTCAAGAGAAGCTCCGGCAGCGTTGAGGTCCTGGAACCCGACGACTTCCACGCGCACTACGAGTCCATCCTCTGACAACCATATCCACGGAGGGCCCTGGGGAGACCTGGGGCCCTCCATATCTCTAGAAGGAACGAACAATGCTCAAGAGGCTCTACCTCCGTCTGTCCGGGGAGCGCACCTACATATTCGACATCAACGAGACGGTCCACACCGAGAAGGGCGACGAGGAGACCTGGCTGGTCCGCGTCGAGCCCAATGACCTGGGTGTCTGCGAGGTCGTCATGAAGTCAACGGACTGCATATTCGACGTCATCGAGAACGAGACCCTGGTCGCCCAGAGGATCCAGCCGAAGGAGTGGAATGTCCTCGTCCACGCCTGGCCCAGCAATGGCCACTGGGAGCTCAAGGGCTCGGTCGACTGGCAGGACAACGGGGATCTCCTCGTGGACAACGGGTACGGATCCCAGTCTTATCTGCCGGCTCAGATGTGCGACTTCGACGTCGACGAGGAGAATCGGACCATCACGGTTCGTCAGAAGGACTGAGATCCTGTTTTTCGGTATTGTACTTGTGAGAAGGAGCGAACGATGACATTCACACTCATCCTCGAGGACGGCCGAGAGGTCAAGAGGAAGATCAAGGCATTCGGCTACGAGGGGGATATCGCCGACCAGGACCCCAACGCGGCGATGGTCGTCACGGAGCTGGACGACAACCTGACATATCTGCCGCTGTTCATGTTCGTCTGCGAGAAGTGGACGGACGACGAGATCGTTGTGAGGGTGGACCGGGCGTGAAAGCATTCACAGTCGAGAAGCTAGTATCCAGCTGGATCATCCGCAAGGACCACGACATCATCGGTGTGGCGAGCAGCTTCGGAGAGCTCGTCGATATTCTGGAGGACCTGAAGTGAGCAAGGCCGTACCATCCACCAAGTCCTACAGGTACTTCCGTGAGGGACGCATCTGGTCCAAGCGGAAGAAGAAGGACGTCCCGATCGACGAGTCCCGCTTCGGGCAGCCCTGCATCCATTTCTTCGTCGACCGCAGGATCCAGATGCGTCTGCTGGACGAGCTCATCTGGGAGCACTTCAATCACATGGAGATCCCGTATCAGCACGAGCTCCGCCATATCGACGGTGACGACTGGAACTGCTCACTGGACAACCTCGAGCTGGTTGATTTGAGGGAGGAATTCGTATCGATCAAGAGATGGCCCGTTTTCGGCGTCAGCAGGAACGCGGAGGTCATCAATTTCACCACCAACCACAGGATCGCCACCAGATTCCGCGAGGATCGCGATCAGATGGTCGTCTCATTCCGAGCAGAGGGTCAGACTCGAACTATGTTGCTCAACACGGTCGTCTGGGAGGCGTTCAACGAGGAAGTCCCGGAGGGCCATCATATCGGCTACAAGGACGGGGACAAGGAGAATTGCTCGCTGGACAACCTTGAGCTGAGGAGGAACGAGGAGAAGCCGGTCAAGCCTCGTAGGAGCAGGTGGGATCCCGACGAGAACGGCTTCATGCCAATCGACTACTATATCCACATGAAGGACGGAGTGAAAGGAGCGGTCGAGAGTGGTATTCCGCAGCACTGCCGAGTCGTCCTGTGAGACATTCCGGGACTCGGTCGTCGACGACATCGAGGTGAGCGACCTCGGGAGGGTCCGGCGAATCTCGACGGGTCAGATCCTGGCTACTTATCGTAGGCCGAACGGATACGTTCAGATCACGATCTGGGACCGTGGGTATAGGCGGACGAAGTACGTCCAGAAGATGGTCTGGGAGGCCTTCAACGGCCCTCTTGAGCCCTTGCAGAGGGTTGCGCATATGAATGGCGACCGGACCGACAACAGGCTCTCAAATCTCTTCCTGGAGTCCCACTCCGACTCGACGAGAAGCGCGTCGC